CTATTCTTGAATGATTTATACTACTTTAATTCAGTTGAACTCTTACAGTATGCAATGGTAAAAACATATCTAGAAGATATTGATTTTTTACTTTCAACAGATAAGCAAATAAGATTTAATAAAAGGCAAAATAGATTATATTTAGATATTGATTGGGGGGCAAAAACAGTTGATACTTGGTTAGTTATGGATTGTTATAGAGCACTTGACCCAACAGATTTTTCTAAAGTATATAATGATAGTTTTGTTAAAAGATACTTAACTGCATTGATCAAAAGACAATGGGGACAAAATCTAATCAAGTTCCGTGGCGTTAAGTTACCTGGTGGAATTGAATTAAATGGTAGAGAGATTTATGAAGATGCAGAAAGAGAAATTGATGAAATAACAAAGAGAATGTCAATGGATTACGAACTTCCACCTTACGACTTTATTGGATAATGGCATTAAATCCCTTTTTCTTACAAGGATCCGCTGCTGAACAAAGACTTGTTCAGGATTTAATCAATGAACAGTTAAGAATGTATGGTGTTGAAGTTGTATATGTTCCTAGATTTTTTGTTAATAAAAAAACAATTATCGAAGAAGTTCAAACTTCAAAATTCGATGATTCTTATTTACTAGAAGCATATGTAAATAATTATGAGGGATATACTGGTGCTGGAGATATTTTAACTAAATTTGGGATGAGTTTAAAGGATGAATTGAATTTAGTTATTTCAAGAGAAAGATTTGAAGAATTTATTAGTCCATTTTTACAGGAAGAAGATGCATATGAAGTAGAAGTAGCTTTAAGACCTAGAGAAGGTGATGTAATTTATTTTCCACTTGGTCAAAGATTATTTGAAGTTAAATTTGTTGAGCATGAAAAACCATTTTATCAACTTGGAAAAGGTTATGTGTATGAGTTATCATGCGAACTCTTTGAATATGAGAATGAAGTCTTTGATACTGGTAATGAAGATGTAGATGCTGTAATCGCAAATCAAGGAGAAATTCTATCACTCAGATTAGTGGGTTATGGTCAAACAGCAGTTCTTGGTGCAGATATAAACAGCAATTATGTTAGAAAAATCTATTTGAATAATGATGGATATGGATATACATCGACTCCAACTGTAACATTTTCTAATGCTCCTGCATTCGGAAGAACTGCACAAGCAGTTGCAATTACAACTTCAGTTGCTGGAGTCCGTTCAATCAAAGAAATTGTATTAAAAGACGCTGGTTGGGGATATACTTCAATACCTACTATAACAATTAGCGGTGGAGGTGGTACGGGTGCGGCAGCAACTTGCTCTATAGATGTTTATCGAAAGGGGGTATCTTTTGTGCCTGTAACTTCTGGTGGGCAAGGATACACCACATCACCAAGTGTTACTTTCTCTGGTCCCACATTTATTGGTGCAGCAGGAACCGCAGTTATAGCAGACACAGCGTTAGATAGAGTAGTAATTAATAATGGTGGTTCTAGTTACTCTCCAAAACTAAGTATAGGAGTTACTTTTAGTCCCCCAAATCCAATTGGTTTTGTAACGGCAATTGCCACTGCAAATATTCAAAATGAGCAGTTATCCTCATTTAATATTGCAAATATTGGTATAGGATATAGTCAGGCTCCAACTATTACAATTGATAGTCCAACAGGAGTTGGATCAACTGCAACAGTTATCGCAGTTGGTGGGCTAGTTTATGGAGAGACTGTCTCTAGCATTTCGATAGCATCTTCTGGACAATTCTACATCACAAATCCAACATTAACCTTTGATAACCCTACAGGTATAGCATCAACTGCCAGAGTATCTTCTTCACTAGTCTCATCTGGTGGTATATCTACAATTTCATATTCACTATTGAGCTCAGGTAGGTACTATACAACTGAGCCATCATTAAATATTGATTTCTTAGTATTAAGTCCTGGATTTGTCAATCAACCAAAATTTGGTTCAAATTCTTGGAAAATAATTTCAACAGAACCGAATAGAAATATTACTAGACCAGCAATTTCTGGAGCAGGTGTCGTCTCTATTGGAATAACTGGTTCTATTCAAATGTTTGTTAAAGTTCCATCTACATTATCAGGTGTTTCAACTTTCATAGAACTGAACAGATTATCCAATGGTGGGTATGCTAACAATGTTGATATGAGAGTTAATTCTTCAGGATATTTTGAAGTTGGTATCGGAACAATATCATTAACTTCAAATGTCTATGCTCTTGACGATACTTGGCATTATCTATACTTATCATCTGACTATGATCCACCTCCAGTACAGACAGTTACACTTACCGTTGATGGAACAGATACTAGCGGATACTCATTCCCAACAGTAACTGTTATTGAACTGGTAACAAATGCAGATATAACTCCACCCGTTATTAAAAATTCTACAAATAGTGGAATTTTATTGGACGATATTTTTGGGACAAAGGTTTCGACAGGAACATCTGCAGTTCCAACATCCACTCCAGTTCCAAACTCCAATACAGTATTATTTGATGATTTTGAAAATAGTATTGGAACATTGAATTCAATTAGTATTGGATGCTCAATATCAAACGGAAGAGTAATATCTCTAGATAATAATAGTACTACTCTTTCTGGTATTGTAACATCAATTGTTTCTGCTGCAATTGAAGCGCCAACAGGAACACCTTCAGATTTCAGAGCAACTGGAATAGCAAGCGTCACGTCTGGAGTTCTTACTTCAGTAACTCTAACTTATGGTGGATATGGATACCTAACCAATCCAAATGTAACTGTATCTGGTCCAACTGGAGTTGGTTCAAACTTTAGAGCAACTGCTATTGCAAACCTAAGATCTTCAGGAAGACTGAATCAGATTTTAATAACAAATCCTGGTCTTGGATATACGGCAACACCTTCAGTAACTATTTCTGGACCTCTTGGACAAATTCCAGAAGGTTATGGCGTTGTTGGAGTCAGTGGCACTATAACTTCTGTTGTCATCACAAAACCAGGTATTGGATACACAGTTGCTCCTACGGTAAGCATTGCAAATACTGTAACAGATAGAGACTTTACCGCTGGATTTACAACTGCAAGAGGAAGAGCGGTATTGAATTCTGTTACTAATGAAATTGATTATATCTTGATTGATGACCCAGGTTCTGGATATCAATCACCACCAACGGTTACGATTGGATCACCTCCAGTAATCATTGGAGTTGGTACGTATTGGTTTAATGAAGTTGTGACTGGATCAATTTCAAGCACCACTGCAAGGGTTAAGCGTTGGGATGCTGATGATAGGATTATTCAGATTTCTATTGAAAATGGCAAGTTTGTTCCTGGCGAACTTTTAGTTGGCGCCGCTTCATCGGCTATATATGTTGTTGATGAATATTTAACTCTCAGCGAAGTTCCTGCTGCAGCTTCATTGAGAAACTTAGATGACTATGAAGAAAATGATGAAATTGAATTTGAAGCAGATCAAATTATAGACTTCTCAGAATCGAATCCATTTGGAAATTACTAATGTTAGGTACTTACTATTATCACGAAATTATTAGAAAAACTATTATAGGATTTGGAACCCTGTTTAATCAAATTTACATTAGGCATTATGATAAAAATGATGTTAATGTAGTTGATGAACTTAGAGTTCCTTTATCATATGGTCCTAGACAAAAGTTTCTTGCTAGATTGACTGAGCAATCGGAATTGAATAAACCAATTGCAATGACTCTACCAAGAATGTCATTTGAAATGGTTTCTCTAAGTTATGATGCAAGTAGAAAAGCAGGCGTAACCCAATCATTTAAAGCTTCTGATGGAACTAATTTGAAGAAAGTTTTTATGCCAGTTCCATATAATATTGGATTCGATTTATCAATTTATTGCAAACTAAATGATGATGCTCTTCAAATCGTTGAGCAAATTTTACCATGCTTTCAACCAGCATTGAATCTAACAATTGACTTAGTGGATTCAATTGGAGAAAAAAGAGATATGCCAATCATTCTGAATAATGTTTCATTTACAGATGATTATGAAGGTGATTTCAGTACAAGAAGAGCTTTAATTTATACACTATCATTTACTGTTAAAACATATCTGTTTGGTGCCATTTCCGATACAACAGACGGTCTTATCAGAAAAGTTCAAGTTGATACATATAGTGGTACAAATACAACCTCTGCTAAGAGGGAAATGAGATATACTGTCACTCCAAAGGCACTTGAAGATCTGAACAATGATGGAGTCATAACACAAATTGATGATGCACTTCTTGGACCAGATGATGACTTTGGATTCTCAGAGACAACGGAATTCTTTACAGACTCTAGAAGATACAATATTGTTCAAGGTGGAGATGTATAAAATATCATGCCTGGATATGAAAATTTAGATTTGACCTTTAATACAGATTCTAGCATCGTTGAAAAACAACCAACAGATGTTGAAATTGTTGGTGGAAATAAAGATGATATTAAAAAAGATTATGAATATACTCGTGCCAATTTGTATTCTTTGATTGAAAAAGGTCAAGAGGCCATCAATGGCATTATGGAGCTTGCGGGAGAAGGTGGTAGTCCTAGGGCATATGAAGTTGCTGGACAACTCATTAAAAGTGTTGCTGATACAACTGATAAGTTGATTGACCTTCAAAAGAAACTTAAGGAAGTAGAAGAAGATAAGGTTAAAACAACAAATGTTACTAACAATAATGCACTATTTGTTGGATCAACTGCCGATTTGTCAAAACTACTTAAACAAGGTTTTCTAAATAATAAAGAGTAATGTGTTTTTTCAATGAGTTGGTCTGACAAATATAAAAGATCAATAAATTGTGATAATCCTAGTGGATTTTCTCAAAAGGCTCATTGTGCTGCTCGTAAAAAAAGACAACGTGGTGAAGAGACTAAATCCGAATCTCCATTCAATGAAATGCACGAAGTAAAGTCCCATAAGACAGTTGAACAAATTGCAAAGAAACATCGCCTTGAAGTTTCTTTTATAAAAAAGCAACTTGAAATGGGAATTCCAATCGAGCATGAACACACAAAGGATAAAGATCTTGCAACAGATATTGCTCTTCAGCATCTAGATGAAATTCCAGATTATTATACTCGTTTGAAAAAAATGGAGGCAGATGCTAAAAAACATCATAAGAAATTTAAAGATGTAAAGGAGCATTGTGGTTGTGAGGATGATGCTGTTGAAGAACTCGAATCAGGATTAAAAAAATTAGATGATACTTCTTATGATTCTATTGATGGTCTCATGAGAAAAATTATGAAAAAGCATGATATGACTGCTAAACAATTGCATAATGCATTTGTTGATAAGCATCAAAAAACTCCAGATGATTGGATTAATGAAGGAACCCTTCACCATTGGTTTAAAGGTTCCAAATCTAAAAGTGGAAAACCAGGATGGGTTCAGGCAGATGGTTCTCCATGTGCAAATGAACCAGGTGAAACTAAAACTCCTAAATGTTTTAGTAGCGGAAGATTAAAGTCTTTAAAGAAAAAAGGTAAAAAAGGTGAAGCGTTAATTAGATCAGCAATTCGCCGTAAGCGTCAAAAAGATAAGGGGCAGCAACAAAAATCTGGAGCAGCAAAACCAACAAATGTTCCAACTTTTGCTAAAGGCAAAAAAGATAAAAATTACGTCAAAGCAGAACCAGGAATCAAAGAAGCAATGGAACTCAACGAAGCATCGAAAGATAAACCAGGCAAAGGTAGTGGTAACAAAGATGCCTGTTATCACAAAGTAAAAGCAAGATTTAAGGTTTGGCCAAGTGCATATGCATCTGGAGCACTTGTTCAATGCCGCAAAAAAGGTGCTGATAACTGGGGAACAAAATCAGAGAGTACTAATGCACTTGCATATGATTGGGATGGTCCAATTTTTGAAAATGAAATGAGATATTGTCCAAAGTGCAAAAAAATGGAAAAGATGCGTGAGTGCAGATATGGTCCAAAATATTGGTCCATGTTTTCAATACCATACGAACCATCAAATCAAGAAAAATTTAATATTGCAACGGTCCATCCTGCTAATGAAGCCTATGACCACGAGTATTCAATGGCTCGTTCAGAACTTTCAACAATCATTAAGGCTGCAAATAGACTTAAGAAAAAAATGAAGAAAGGTGAAGGTGAGATAGAAGCATGGGTTCAGTCAAAGATTACAAAAGCAGCTGATTACATCGACACTGCAGCAGATTATGTTGATAGTGGTGAAATGAATAAGGAGAGCGTATCTATTGAAGATGCTAATGGAAATCATTACGCAGAGTTTATTGATATCATCAAACCAGAACCATTAAAACCAACTAAAGGTATTGGTAGTGACTTACTTGGTGAAGGTCCTAGTTTTGAAATTGGTGGTAAAAAGACAACAGGTATGGGTGGAATGACTCCACAAGATGTTGATAGACTGAAGCAAGGGAATCCTGGTGCTGCTTGAAAAATAGATCAAAAATATCAACAGATTAGACAAGGAATCAATTCACCACTTGCTAAAAAAGAACCTAAAAAAGAGATGCAGGTTGCACATTATGAACCAGACTTAAAAACCTTCCAACAGTTTATGGAAGATTGGCAGAAAGTCAATCGTCAGGATAAAACTGATGGATTGAGTCAAGCAGCAGTAGATGCTTATCGTCGTGAGAATCCTGGTTCAAAACTTCAGACTGCAGTAACTGAGAAGAAACCAAAAGGTAAAAGAGCGAAACGCCGTGCTAACTTCTGCCGTCGAATGAAAGGCATGAAATCAAAACTGACTTCTGCAAAAACTGCAAGAGACCCAGATTCAAGAATTAACAAAGCACTACGTCGTTGGAACTGTAACTAAAATGAAATCTTTTCAACAATTTATTTCAGAAAGTATCACTATCAATGGTGATTTCAATGGAACTCTAAATGTAGGTTCCTCTCAACCAGAACAAGCAACCGAGTCTTTCTTTGCCGACGTTGTTTGGGAAGGGAAGATGTATCGTTTGGAAGTGGAAGGCAAGATGCTTCCCAAAAATGAACTTGCAGAACAAATCCAAGGAGAATATCCTGGAGCAATCGTTCATAACGTTTATCCAAATCAGGTAAATACTTCAAGAATTAAAAACGCACAAAGATATCAACCAGAGAGATTGTCTTGGGGTCAGTGATTTATGGCACAATTTAATAAAAGTACTCAAGATTTTTTAAATCAAGAGAGAACTCTTTTTGAAGTTAATATGATCGCCAATAAAAATGGCGAGGTAGTTACACTTGACAACCCATTTCCAGTTACTGGAACTGTTGGAATTTCATCAGATACTCTTATTACTATCAACCCAGATACAAATGCTGTTGATGCATTTGGTAGGAGTAGAGTTTCTGAACCATTTACTCTTGGCGACTACAAGCACTTATATGCTATTGACCCAAACTTTTTGGATAGTGTTTCTGGTGCAGGTTCAACAGTATCATTTTTGCAAAACCAAGCGTGTGCAAGATTACAAACTGGTATTGGAACAACTGCATTTAGTGTTCATCAAACGAAGTTTTATCATCACTATCAACCAGGAAAAGGACAACTAATTTTTAGTTCTTTTAACTTCTATGCTCCTCAACGAAATGCAACTAAAAGAACTGGATATTTTGATGATAGAGACGGAATTTATTTTGAACAGGTGGGTCTTAATACTTCTGATGGAATAAATACTGGTATTGGAACAAACAATTGGGTAATCAGAACTTTTGTAAGTGGTATTGCAACCGAAACCAGGATTCCACAATCACAATGGAACAGAGATAAATGTGATGGAACGGGAACTTCTGGGTTCAATTTAGATATTACAAAAACTCAACTTGCATTTATAGATTTTCAGTGGTTAGGTGTTGGTAGAGTTCGTTGTGGATTTGCTCATAATGGACAACTCATCACCGCACACGAATTCAACCATTCCAACTATCAGAGCACAGTTTATATTGCAAATCCAAACCTACCAGTTCGTTGCGAACTCCGAAATACTGGTGTAGGTATTGGAGCATCATTTGATCAGATTTGTTCTTCTGTAATGTCAGAAGGTGGATATGTAGAAAGTGGTATTGACTTTGCTTATACAATGACTGCTACAAGAACCACACCAACACCAGCAGGAACAGAACTTCCTTTGGTTGCCATTCGTCTCAAAAATATTTTTCAGGGATATCCAAATAGAATATCAGTTAAATTGAATAATATTTCATTATTCTGTGAAACAAATAGTATTGTTTATAAAGTTATAAAACTTCCAAGTTCTGCTTATTTGAGTAATGCGGGAACTTTAACTTGGACTTCTGCTTCTGATAATAGTGGTGTTGAGTTTTGTATTAATGCAACAACTTACAATAATGGTGATGTTTTTGCATCTGGTTATGTTCCTTCTGGTGCATCACAAAACTCACTTTCACCAGTTGCTTCTGGTACGTTAAGTCAGGCAAAGAAAAATATTATTGTTCAAAATATAGATTCATCAAACTCTGAAATTTATGTGCTTGTTGTAAGAACCATCACTACTACTGGTAATGCCACTGCTAGCGTTGCTGCTGCTCTTCAGTGGAGGGAGATTTACTAAATTATGAGTGAAGTTTATCTTGGTAATCCTAATCTAAAAAAAGCAAATACACAAATTGAATTTACCGAAGAACAAATTATTGAGTTCTTAAAGTGTAAAGAAAATCCTGTTTATTTTGCCAGAAATTATATTAAAATTGTTTCTCTGGATCACGGTCTTGTGCCATTTAAGATGTATCCGTTTCAAGAAAAATTAATTGATAATTTCCACAAGAACAGATTTAATATTTGTAAGATGCCCCGCCAGACGGGTAAATCTACGACTTGTGTTTCATATTTGTTACATTATGCAGTATTCAACGATAATGTTAATATAGCTATTCTAGCGAACAAAGCATCTACAGCAAGAGACTTACTTCAAAGATTACAACTTGCTTATGAAAACTTACCTAAATGGATGCAACAGGGTATCATATCATGGAATAAAGGATCTTTAGAACTAGAAAATGGCTCCAAGATTTCGGCTAACTCTACTTCTTCATCTGCTGTCCGAGGCGGATCCTATAATATCATCTTTCTTGACGAGTTCGCTTTCATCCCGAATCACATTGCTGATGACTTCTTTGCCTCTGTTTATCCTACTATTTCTTCTGGACAAAGCACAAAGGTAATTATTGTTTCTACACCACGCGGTATGAATCACTTCTACCGTATGTGGCATGACTCTGAACGCGGT